GTCCTATGCCAGCTACTCCTCCAACAACTACCCCACCAGGGAATGTGTATCGTCCCCCACAACAAACGCCTAACATTCCAGTTAGTTATGACGCTCAACAGGATCAATTAGTAACTAGAGCACAGAGTGCTAGAGATAACGATCGTTGCCCAGGATGCATGTCTGGAAACTATATGGCGCCTGTTGGTACTCAGCGTAAACGCTGTTATGATTGTGGCTATCCGATAGTTCAGGCTGGAAGTGGGGTTGGTGGCACCGGACAAGGGGGCGCACCAATAGCTGCTAAACAGCCTTCACAAAGCGGTGGCTTTAACCCAAACATCATCGTAGATAGGATCCAATAATGGCTTTAAGCACAGAGGCATTAAAGATTGCAGCAACCATTAATAAAAAGCTTGGCGCAAACACAGTTGTGTTAGCTGGAGAAACACTTCCTTCGCAACGCATTACTAGTGGATCCTTAACCCTAGATGTAGTTCTTGGCGGGGGTTGGCCTATGAATAAGTGGGTTGAGTTAGTAGGAGAAGCTTCACATGGTAAGACGGCTTTAGCGCTGAAGACTATTGCAGCAAATCAAAAGCTAAACCCAGACTTTACTGCTGTATGGATTGCAGCAGAAGACTTTGATTCTAAATACGCTGAGCTTTGTGGCGTTGACAATAGCAGAGTGCTAATTGTAGAAACTAATAGTATGGAGGATGCATTTGATGCAGTCATTCAATTCATGGAAAGCAAAGCTGTGGACATGGTTGTTGTTGATTCCCTTCCTGCCCTTGTTCCTGGTGCAGAAGATGAAAAGCACATGGAAGAATTTACTGTGGGTCGTGGCGCACTTATTACCAATAAGTTCTTTAGAAAAGTGGCGTCAGCTACCAAGCGAGACCTTGTCGAAACAGAAAGACCAGTTCTAGGAATTATTATTAATCAGTACCGTATGAAGATTGGCGTTATGCACGGCGATCCTCGTACTACTCCGGGTGGTCTAGGTAAAGACTACGCCTACAGCGTTCGCTGTGAAGTAAAGCGCGACGAGTGGATTGAGGTAGGTACTGGTGAATCCAAGCGTCGGGTAGGTCAAACTATTCGTGTTAGAACTATTAAGAATAAAACTTTCCCCCCACAACAGACGGCGTACCTAGATTTCTATTTTGATAATGGGGGCGCAGTAGATGCGGGCGGATATGACAAGGGTAAAGAGATTGTTGCTCTTGCTATTCTAAACGGAATTGTTGATCGTCGTGGAGGTTGGATGTACTACGGCGAGCGCAAGTGGCAAGGCTCTCAAGCACTTCTAGATTCTCTTCGTGAGGAGCTGGACTTGGCAGATGAGATCAGTAAGGCAGTTATGAGCACAGTCAGAGCCCAACCTATATTGGCTTTAGACTATGAAGAGTAGGGGACAAAAAGAATCTCTAAAGCATGAGAAACGCTTAGAGAAACTGGTGGATGGAAAGCGCTCTGCAGCGTCAGGTGCTTTCTGGTCACGAAAAGGGGATGTAAGAAGCAAGGATCTTTTGATTGAGCACAAATGGACTGGCAAGAAGTCAGTAACCATTAAATCAGAGGTTCTTAAGAAGATTACAACCGAAGCTATTCTTGACAGTCGCATACCGGTTTTAGGTCTTCACCTTGATGGCGAGAACTACGTAGTTTTAGGAGAGGAGGACTTCCTTGAAATTCGTAACGCACTTAGAGGTGAATAAATGGAATTTGACAACGAGCCCACATGGGCTTGGCGATATCGGGCTAAATGTAGGGGAGAAGATACAGAGATCTTCTTTCCTCCAAGAGATAAAGCTTTATACAAGCCCATAGCTAACAGAGCAAAAGCAATCTGTTGGGGAAAGGACGGCAGGCCGGCTTGTCCGGTTCGCAAAGATTGCCTTAAAGAGGCTATCATTAACGATGAGTTGCACGGCATCTTTGGTGGCATGTCCCACCGAGAAAGAAATGCAGCAAAGCGTAAATATGAGAAACAAGGACTAACATTAGACGAATGGATAGAACAAGATGGTAAGTACGGGCAAACCTAAAACGGTTTCTTTGAAGGCGTACCTAGATGCAAACAAGCGTGATACTCGTTTGGTTGGTGCAGTAGAGCGCTATCTATTAACAAAGCCCTTTGATAACCGTCGTATGGATATTATTCATCCATCAGACATGGTAAAGGCTGAGTGGTGTCATTTAGCTCAGTACCATGCTATTCAAGGTAACTATAAAGAGGTTCGTGAGAAACCTTCTCTTCGTCTTCAATCTATCTTTGATGAGGGCCACTCTATTCACGCCAAGTGGCAAAAGTGGCTAACAGAGATGGGCGTTCTATACGGCAAGTGGGAGTGCTCAGAGTGTGGTCCATCTGATTGGGAATTAGCTTCAGACCTAGACTTTAATGACCCTTCGTGCGGTTTGTTTGAGTATCGGGAAGTTCCTTTGTGGAGTGACAAATATAAGATTGGCGGTCACTCAGATGGTTGGGTAAAGGGACTCGGAGAAGACTTTTTAATTGAAATTAAATCAATAGGGGCCGGCACTTTAAGGTTTGAAGCCCCAGCTATCCTGGCACAGGCTGACGGAGATTTAGACAAGGCGTGGCGCAATATACGTGCGCCTTTCCGTAGTCACCAACTTCAGGGTCAGGTATACCTCCACTTAACCCATCTTATGGTTGAGAATGGAGATCTACCTGTTGCTCCTAAAGAAATTGTTTTTATCTATGAGCTTAAATCTAATCAAGATTATAAAGAGTTTGTGGTTCAGTACAACCCAGAGTTTACAAAAGATCTTTTTGATCGAGCTCTAGACATTGCTTGGGCAGTTGACAATAACCGCCCACCTGTGTGTAACATTGACCCTGTCAACGGATGTAAGCGTTGTGAACCGTTTAGGGGGCAAGATGCCTAAGTATGATTTTAAATGCTCTACTTGTGGCGGAAGTGTTGTAGAGCTTCATTTGACCTTTGATTCAACAGAACGACCAAAGTGCAGTAAGTGTGACAACCCTATGGAGAAAGTTTGGACAGCGCCTGCTGTTCAATTTAAAGAAGGAGGCTGGGGCGGACAATGACCATTAATTACAAAGGACTTCCAGTTCTTGTTGCAGATGACGACTTCATTGAGCATTTGCACGAGAACGGTTACAGTGAGACTATAGATGCTGCAGAATTACTACTAGAGTGGGAAGACTGGGCAAAGGAGAATTTAGATGAGTCCAATTGAATTGAAGGTTGCTGAAGCTAGCAGTAAAACTATTCACGATTTACAACAACAGGGTATGGCAGTAAACCAAACCTTTGGTTACGACGCACCCTCTCTTCCAGCTGATATTACCAGCATGATGGAAGAAGAAGTTATGGATTTATACACAAAGTATGTTGCATATTTAGAGTTTATTAACCTACAGCTTTGGTGTGCAGAAGTCGATAAAGCAGAGGCTGATAGGCAATTAGTTTTAGTTAAGGCGAGAAAAAAGCTAGCCCTAAAAGATGCTGGCAAAGCCGTTGCCATGATTGATGCAGAGATTGAAGTAGACCCTGAGTACCGAGATAAGTCTGACGCGTTGCAGAATCTTTCAAATTACCACGGCCTTATTCATATCATTTCTGAACGCCTATCAAAAGATATCTCCTTGATTAACCGAGAAATTACCCGTCGAGTTAACATTAATAAAGCAACCGGTAGAAGCAGTTGGTTAAACCCATGAGTTATGAACAGCTTTCTTTGTTTACAGATGAGGAGTTGGGAATTACCCCATCAACTCCACAAATTATCGGTCTTACCGGTTACGCACAGTCTGGAAAAGACACTGTAGCTAAAATTCTTATAGAAGAGCATGGCTATAGACGCATGGCTTTTGCAGACAAAATTAGAGATGTTCTTTACGATCTAAACCCAACTATAGAAGGTATTGAACTACAAACTTTTGTTGATAAGTATGGTTGGGATGAGGTAAAAGTAGAGTTTGCCGAAGCTCGGGCTTTTCTTCAAAAACTAGGTGTTGCTATTAGAGAACACGTCCATATAGATGCGTGGGTTAATGCTGTACTAGACGATATAAATCCACAAGACAAGGTAGTTATTACTGACGTTAGATTTATAAACGAGGCGTACCACATCCGTGGAATGGGCGGAACTCTTTGGAGAGTTACTCGTCCTGGAGTAAATGCAGTAAACAATCATGTATCTGAACATGAGCTAGATAAATATGACTTTGAAGTCATTAACAATGACGGAAGTATTGAAGACCTACGGCAACAGGTTCGGTTAAGGATGAACAGTGCCCTCACAAAGTAGAAAACATAGGGGCTACAAGTCTCAAAAAATAGTAGCCAACTATTTAGTAGAGAACGGCTGGCCTTATGCA